GACGATCTAATAGCCAGTCTGAATTTCCATGCTGATCTGAATAAAGAACTTATACGCGAGCGGGACGAAGCGGTAAGCAGTTGCCACATCTGGCAAACGGGTCACGCTGAGTTAGTTGCGGAGCGGGATTATTTATTAAACCTATTACAGGTTAACCAGCGCGAACTAACCACTGTCACCGAGCAGCGGGACAAGCTAATTGCATCGTTCACAACTTCGGGTCACAACAAAAAAGAATTCACATCACCGTACATAAACAACTCAAAGCAATGAGTAAATACATAACAAGTGTCGTGAGTACTGTCGTACACATGGACGACCGAAACCCTATATTCGGCGATGAAATTATAACGGTTACCATCGAAGATGAGGCTTGTGGGGGTTATATCGTTTTAACGCAGAACGAGCAAACCATAAAAATTGACCCTGACGAACTACAATTAATTGCAAAAACTGCAACAAAAATGCTAGCCAATTACAAGAAACATGAGGACTAAAACCGAAACAATTATTGGCGCGTTGCGCGTACTAGCACAAGACATACAAAGCGAAGACGGCGTATCCAATGCCGCCATTGCTGAAGCCGCAGACAGAATAGAAGAACTATGGAGCGTCGTTGAAAAGTATGCGGATGCTGGTAAAATATGCGCCAAAATATACATAGCGCGAAACATAAGCCTCTCAGAAAAAGATGTGGTTTCAGCCCTTGCTGAAATCGATAAACTTTACCGCGAAGAAAACCACAACTAAGTAGGTGACAGGTTGTCACCTACTAATACCACCTAAAACAAATAGGCGGTATAAATAAACTTATGATAACTAAACGCGAAGAAACCGTGATCAAAATTAAACGCGAAGAAATTGTGATCAAAGCTTTAAAGGAAGCTTATTTTGCACGGCTTAAACAAGAGAGCCAAAAGGAAACTAAACAACTCTCTGAAGAGATAAGCGTCCTATACGGTGTCATTCGCGATCTACTAGAGATTGAAGAGCAAGCTAAATGAAAACACTCTTTCCCAAACAAAGAGAGTCTGTTGACTTTCTTAAGGCTGCTCTTACAAAATATAACGGTGCTCTGGATTCCTCTCAGACAGGAGTAGGTAAAACAGTGATAGCAAGTTACATAGCATTGGAGTTTAATAGACCAGTAGCTATAGTATGCCCTAAGATTGTCATCCCCCACTGGGAGCGCGAACTAGCTGAAGTGGGAGTGGAGCCTATATTTGTATGTAACTATGAGAAGTTACGTATGGGTAACAAGCACATATCAAAGATAGGAAAAAAACTATTCCGTTGGCTACTACCTGAAGGTACGCTAATCATATGGGACGAGTGCCACAAGTGCAAAGCACCCTTCAGTCAGACATCTCAGTTGCTAGTAGCCTCAAAACAAGCTGGATACTACAACTTAATGCTATCCGCCACAGCCTGCCAAGACCCCTCAGAGATGCGAGCTATCGGCTATGCGTTGGGATTACACTCACTCAACAGACCAGAAGGAACTCGCCAAAGCTGGTTCTCGTGGATGATATCAAATGGCTGCAAGCGAGACCAATGGAAGCAATGGAAGGCTGGACCACTATCAAAGCTAGTAGACTTAAACGCCGAGATGTATAGTACCAACTGTACAAAGTTAACAGCGAATGATCTACCTAATGCCTTTACTAGTAACCATGTCATAACAGAGCCACTACAGTTTTCGTCACTATCCAATATAGCAAGCTACTATAAGTCCCACGGAGTTACGCCCGATATCGTTGACCTATTCCTACAGGGGGACAATCTGTCCCCCCATATTCTGGTCGAAATCCTACGCGCCCGACAACTCGCGGAGGCTGCAAAAGTACCCGATATAATTAGCATGGTAACCGATGCGTGTGCCGAAGGTTACAGCGCAGTTATATTTGTAAACTTTACCGATACGCTTAAAGCCCTAGCCGAAACCCTAACCCATGCATCCGTTGTAGTGGGCGGTCAAAGCTCTGCCGTACGCGAGACCAACGTGCAGAACTTCCAGACCAACAAGACTAACGTAATCATCTGCAACATTGCTGCTGGTGGTGTCGGCGTTTCGCTGCACGATACGGAGGGTGGACATCCACGGATGAGCTTCATCTCTCCCACTTTTAGCGTAAAGGATTACGTCCAAACCCTTGGGCGTATCCACCGTGCAGGTGCAAAAACCCCAGTGATTCAAAGGGTTCTTATCGCGTCGAACACAATTGAAGAAAAAATAATTGACAAGCTGGAGCAGAAACGATTGCATCTGGACACATTACATCAGAAACAAAAATGAATACCGTAAACCACACCGATAGAGACCACGCTGAGTTTTCACCCTCCGCTTTAAAATACCTCCATACCTGCTCTGGATTCCACGGCAAAGAGGGATCATCCGATGCAGCAGACATGGGTACTCGCATTCACGAAGCACTAGAAGTTCGTGACCCCTCTACTCTACAAAGCGAAGAAGAAGTAAACATATACGACCAGCTTGTCGTAGATGAGAAAGAAGTATTCGACTCCGTGTTCGGTGATATGCTAGACAATGTTGAGATCATTCGTGAGAAGCGTCTACACCTTGAGTTGGATGCGCTATCACCTACGTTTGGAACGTGTGATATTGTAGCTATCTCGTCGTTGGGTGTTGCCCTTGTGGCAGACTACAAGACTGGTATCTCAATTATCGACCCGCCGAGAGCAAACTGGCAGGCGATGGCATATACCCTTGGAGTGTTCCAGACATATCCAGCGGTGGACATAATCCATTTTGCTTTTCTTGTTCCGCGCAACGGTGGTGTTATTGTAGGCACATTTAACCGCACAGAGATTGACGAGCTACGAAAGAGGATTAGTGCTGTTGTCCGCTCAGCGGAAAAAACGCGCCCCAAATGGGCTAGCGGAACTATGGAGATCGACGATCTTGGACCTTCAAGTAACTGCCGCTTCTGCCGACACGAAGACCACTGCCCCGCATTAGGTGCAGTTGCGCTAGAGGTTGTCTCGCGCATTAAACCAGAGATGCTGCCAGACGGTCCGATCAACGCCAGTGACGTAGAGGACGTTGAGACGCTAGAGAAACTTTTTATCGTAGCACGAATCGTAGAAACGTGGGCTGCTGCAATTAAATATAAAGCAAACCAGTTAGCACAAACTGGGGTTGAGTTTGAGAACTTTAAACTGAAATCGATGGGTGCTTTGAAGAAGACCACCGACAAAAACCAGCTCGCTGCAATCGCTACAGAGCACGGTTTGTCGATACCCGAAATCATCGATGCCTCTGATTTATCGTTGTCGCAGCTCTCCAAAGCGATCTACGATAAAGCCCCCAAAGGAAAAAAATCTTTTGTTGTTGACGCTTTTGAAAAAGAGGCGTTAAGTCAAAACGTCGTCAGCGTTGGTGCTGTACGATACGCACTTTCCTCCAGATGAGGAGAACGGGAGTTAGTTGTCCCCGATACTTAAAGCGAAAGCAACAACCCATCTGAAACCAGAAACCATAAACTGAAATGAGCAAGCCGAAAAAAGAAGAAGTAGAAGAAGTAGAAGCCGTAGAAACAACAACAACCGCTGTTGCTACTGCACCAGCAAACCAAAACCTTGAGTTCTCTACTCAAGATATCGATATCCCTCGACTCAATGTCATCCAAAAGATGAGCGAGATTGAGGGGCCGATTGGTTCTGTTGTGATCGATCAGGACGCTGTCCTGTTGCAAGCCGAACAAAAAGTACCTGTAATTATTATCGGTGCTTCCAAACGCTGGAAGGAAAATGTTCCTTTTGGCGACGAGTATATGCCCAAGATTGTTTCCACAGAGGAAGCAGCCAAGCAACTGGCATTAGATAGCGAGTACGAAGTCTTGGAATTCGCGGAAATCATTATGCTAATCCCACAGATTGGCGATGATGATGACCTATTCCCGTACCCTATTGGCGATGCCAATTACCAGATCGGGCGTATCACCGTGCAGAAAGACGCATACCGCTTGACTTATAAGCGGTTGTTCACATTCCAAACATTCAACCCTACGGTTTCGGTCGCGACCCGTTTGTGGAATTTTGGAACAGAACTAATGAGTAAGGGCAAGTACAGTTGGTACGTCCCTACGCTCTCGATCACGAAGGGCGAAGCACCTGCTCAAGCCATCGAGTTCGCTAACCGCGTTACGAAAGGAGCGTTATGAACCCACTAGTCGCCCTAAAGAAAGAGAGTGATAGCATCCGTTCCGTAATCAGAACGGTGGACGAAAACGTCCAATCGCTAAAAGACAAACAAGTCGAGCTGCTAGAGCAGAAGGAGACGTTGTCTTTGGTGGTACAAGCTATCGAAAACGAGATGGATCGAATCCGTATTGCTAATCCAATTGTTGAACAGTTGGAATTCGTAGTCGATAACGATTGATAATACACCAACCCTGCACGATAAACTTAAACGGTTTATCGTGCAGGGTCTCTTTATGCCCATAAACTAAATGATAACTTACGCATTAGATTTCGAGACCTACTACGATGGTGACTGCTCGATCACAACATTAGGACCGAGAGGTTACTTCTCGCACCCCAACTTCGATGCTTATATGGTTACGGTAGTTGGTGATGACGGGTACTGCTTTGCAGGCCACCCTAAAGATTTTAATTGGTCAGTACTTAAAGACCATACCGTCGTCATGCACAATGCATCCTTCGACGAATCCCTATACCTGTACGGTGTGGAGCAGAATTGGTATCCCAAAGTGGATTTCGATTGTCACTGCACCGCTGACATGGTTGCCTTCTTAGGCTTGCCAAGATCGCTCAAGAACGCCACTGCAGCCGTGTTTGGAACGGAGATGACAAAGACCACACGGGATAACATGAAAGGCAAGCAGTGGAGTAGCATGACCGCCGAGTTTAAGAAAGAGGTTACCGAGTATGCTATTAAAGATGCTGAGTTTTGCTTAAGGCTGTGGCAAGAACTCTCGCCGCAATGGTCGGCTACTGAACGTAGGATCAGTCATCTGAACCGAAAGATAGGTCAGAGAGGCTTGCCTATCGATGCCGATCTGCTGCAGAAGAACCTGAGCCAAATCAAAACAGAACTATTTGAAGCGGAGCAAAGCATTCCGTGGATCGGGGACTATACTCCGCTATCCCGCAAAGCGTTTAACGAGCAGTGCCGCAAGCAAGGAATTCAACCTCCTGCCTCTTTAGCGAAGGATAGTGTTGAAGCGGATGCTTGGTTTCTGGAGCACCAGCAGAACTGCCCGTGGGCGCGAGCTGTGCAAAACTACCGACGCATCAACGCATTTATCCGTAAGCTGGAGTCGTTTGATTCTGGTACGATGCCTGACGGGCGGTACTACGGTGGGTTCATGTATTGTGGTGCAAACCCCACTGCTCGATTTAGCGGTAGTGGCGGCAACTTAAACCTACAGAACCTTCCGAGGGAACCTATGTTCGGCGTTAACTTTCGCCACATGGTAAAACCCAAAGCGGGTCACAAGTTAATTGTTGCTGACTTGTCGCAGATCGAAGTGCGTACGCTTTGCTGGCTGGCTAAGGATACCAAAGCTCTCGACCTGATTCGTGAGTCGGAAGATATCTACCATGCTTTCGGTGTGTTGTTGGGGCTGCATGATCCCGCTAACGGACAACTCAGGGACTACGATAAGGCTTTAAGACAAAAGGTAAAGTCAATCGTATTGGGTTGCGGATACGGAATGGGGCCGAATAAGTTCTCATCTTTCAGCGGTCTGCCAACGGAAGAAGCGGAGGTTGCGGTGAGAACGTACCGCAATAAGATGTCTTCAGTCGTCAAGTACTGGCGTAGCTTGGATAAGTCTATGGCGATGGCTTACACTTTGGGCGAGACCTTTACGTTAGAATTACCGTCTGGACGGTCGATGGGTTACGGCAAACTAAAGCGCATGAAGGAAGCGGGTTCCCTTAACCGTTTTCGGTACATCGGAAAGATGATCCGAATGGGTAAGCTGCGGGACTTCGCTTTATGGGGCGGCATCCTAACGGAAAATTGCTCTCAGGGTTTAGCCAGAGACATCTTCTCCGACATGATGTTGCGCGTGGGGGATGCTGGCTACAAAATAGTAATGCACGTACACGATGAAATGGTGGTTGAGGTCGCTGAAGAAGATAGCGAGCAAGCCCTCACCAACATACTAAACATTATGCACACCGCTCCAGAATGGATATCCGATATCCCTGTTGCCGCCGAAGGACACATCTTAGATCTTTACTCAAAATGAAATACCGATACCTAAAAAACAGCCGTGCCGTCGCCACGAAGTCAACCGACGATCTATCAACACTAAACTACTCAACACCTAACTTCGCCATTAAAGCGGAGTACCGTGAGTGGTGCGCGAAGGAAACTACAGACCACTGCTTCTATTCGATGGCGGAAGGCGATAGTCCAAACTCCCGAATCAGCGCAGAGAACCCCGTCAATAAACTGCACGGTTTTGTTGCGGACTACGATGACGTACCAGTAGACTGGGTAAACATAGACCAGATACTAAAGACCCGTTGCGATGAGAACATGATGCCAACATGGCGTTCTAAAACCCAATCGGATTTCATTCGTTTGGTATGGGAGTTTGAAAGCCCTTTGCCCGTAGCCCCCGATTTGGCTGCAGCGTTTATGAAGCGACTGTCGGACGCGCTTAAAGCGTCGATGATCTTGGGCGGGTTTGACAAGACCAGCTTGAAACCATCTCAGTATTTTGAGTTGGGTTCCGATTGGTGCAAGATCGGCAACCAAATACCAATCAACTTCGCACGAACCATTCTGCTCAAAGCGGCAAATGATACGCCGATAAAGACTTCGGATACGAACGTGCCGCTGGACGAGATTGCTGCTGAAGTGGCAAAGAGATTCCCTGACCGCTGGAAGGGTGAGTTTGTAGTGGGAGCTCGCGGACCTCTCTTCTGGATCGAAGACGGTATTGACCGTGAGGGTTGTCAGGTGCGAGAGGACGGCATCATCTGCTACTCTGATCGAGCAGGCAAAGGCTTTGCTTCTTGGCGTGAGATCTTAGGTAAAGCGTTCATGGATCGGTTTGAGGCTAAGAAGCTGTCTACCATATTAGACCAATACTGGTTTAACGGTAAGAGCTTCTACAAGTTATTGGGTGGCGGTCCTGTCGCCATACCCAAAGAGCAACTGGTATTGGAACTCCGTAAGTCGGGTTTCAGCCCCAGACCTAAGAAGAACCAGACAATCTCTGAGGTTGAGCAAGCCATTCTGTCGATCTCAAACGATTGCCGTGTTGAGGAGGTTGCTCCTGTTGTCTTCTCGAAAGACAGGGTTGTTTGCTTTAACGGTAGGAAGATACTAAACAACTGCAGGACCAGCCCGATACCGCCAGCAGAAGATGGAGACCCATCCAACTGGCCTTGGCTTCACCAGTTCCTAACTCCGTTCTTCGCTGACGATGATAATGGCGACTCTACACTGCCCTACTTCTTAGCGTGGTATCAGCGTCTGTACTCTGCCGTACTCAACCACCGTCTCGATCAGGGTCAGCTTCTGATCTTATTAGGTCCAACGGGTCACGGTAAAACGCTAATCACAAACAAGATTATTGGAACATCAGTTGGTGGTTTCAGCGATGCATCTGATTACCTGTCGGGAAAGACGAACTTTAACCGTGATCTCTGCGGGTCTGCGGCATGGGTCATCGACGACCAAACTGCTGCCGCAACATACGCTGATCAGCGCAAGTTTGTTGAGCTCACGAAGCGTTGCGTTGCCAACCCACGACTTGAGTACCATGCAAAGTACGCGGATGCCATTCCGCTGCCGTGGTCTGGTAGGGTGATGATGTCTTTGAATCTGGATGCCAACTCGTTGGCTGCGCTACCGTCACTGGATAGCAGCAACAGGGATAAGATTATCGCACTACGGATTAGTAGTGGGCGCAAAGTAAACTTCGGCTCTAATGACTTTGTGGAAACAACCATTAGTACTGAGCTGCCGTTCTTTCTCCGCTGGCTTCTAGATTGGAAACCCCCGATTGCCGTGAAGGACTCCAGTCGCTTTGGCGTGAAAACCTACATCGATCCCTTCATTGAGGCTGCTGCTTACGACAATAGCTCGCGTTCAGCCATTGCTGAAATGGTGGAGTTCTTTGCGAAGAAGGTTCGGGAGCATACGGACAAACCTAAATGGCGCGGTACGCTCACTGAGTTCACCGTTGTCCTGCATGAGTCAAACGGTGGTCGTTCCGTTGGTAACTCCAACAACTTAGAGTTCGTCCGTAGAGGTATGACGGTACTTGAAGAAGTTAGCAGCCACAATAAAACCATCCGAACGGTGCGTAGTCGCGGAGACGGTGGCGGCAAAGTCTGGGAGATCGACTTGTCTGAGGCGTTCGATATCGACAAGGGGGACGCATTTAGCGACCACCCGACTTCTTTGTAATCTTAACGGAGGGGTCGTAGAGCTCAGTTATGGGAATGGTAAATTCGTCAGAGAACGAAAGCTTCCCGTCACTGGGGTCTACGTTACCTCTCGGTAAAAAGATAGCGGTGTCGAAGAATACAACTGACGGTAACCATCCAACAATGGTGGCTAGCGTCAGTTGTTCGTTGCACCGCACAAAGTAGTAAGCGTCACACTTATTGGTCAGCTTTTCTTTCTTAGCCTCAGAGCCGTAGACTCTGGCGACGTAGTGCGGTTCGGGCACTGCGGATGCTTTGGTTGTCTTAACGTCAACCGTAAACTTATTCTTAGTTACGATGTCGTAGTCGTAGTTAATCTCACCGACGCGAGTGCCGCCGATTAACTCATGCACAAGGATTTCGCCCATCATGCCTATTGCATTACAGCGGCCTTTGGTTAAGGAGCCGTGCAGTACGCCCATGTCTTTAGCTTCCTGCTTGGCTTGTTTACGTTGCAGGGCTGTGGGGTGGATTACGATCATTAATAAATAGAGTACAAACGACTTTGATTTCCCGTACCGTACGGATCAATGCTAAGTCTGGGGATGGCAGCACCCCTGCTTGAGTTAATCTCTTCCTCTAAAAGTAACATACACTTATTCCAATGGTACTCTGCGCGTTCAACATCCGCGTTGTCTTCGGCTAGCCTGCCCAATAGGCCGTGTTTAATCGCGCCGACGTTCGCTAGATGCACGATGTCGTTATCACCGATAACGGGTTCAAAAGCACGCTTGCAAAGAACGTGCACAACCGTAGAGCCGTCCGTCGATCCGTTAATACGGAAACGACGATATCGGGTAAAGCCACTATCGGGACCAACGGTAGCGATTGTTGTGGCAGCATTTGCAGCGGTTGTCCGAATGTCGTACTTGTTTAGTAACCCGTCAAAGCGGATACTCTCAACGGGACCAACCGCTTGTGAGAAGACCAAAGTAGTTGCGCCAACACTGCCAGCACTAAGAGACTTTGAAAATGACTTTGTTGCCGTTGTCCCGTTGTTGGCATCTGCACCGATAGCCGTAACGGTAATGTTCTCACCGTCAGAGTTGCTAATGGCTGTGATCGAAGATGACCGCTCAGACGGCACAATGTGGAGTGTGGTGAACGCTGCCGTAGCCACAGAGATTTTAGTTGGGCCGTAACCCGCATCAATTAGTCCATACGAAACGCCCGTATTCCCGTTTAGCCCGACGCTTTTAAAGTCGTGCCACAAAGAACGAACGGGTACAGGATACCCGTCCACCATCGTGTGTAGGATTGAGTCTGCTTCTTCTGGTAGCGTAATGCAGCCGTTCACTACGGGTAAACTGTACTGCAAAGTCAAGTCCCGATACAGCCCCATGTTGTACATACGAGCCAGCACTTGGTTAAGACTCTTCTTGAAGTCGCCATCAGGCTCGACGTATGTATCGAGCAATGAAGCTAATTGGTTAACCGTTGCTGCTGGCATAAAGGGAACAGTACACTTTTACAGGACTAAGTCAAGAACCAGATTTGGAGCCTTTACAGTTCCACTTCTTGCGGCTTAGGTTGTTGGGTGAGTTCGGGTCGTTGCGCCAGTCGCCTTTAATAGCGTTGGATCGGGCACAGTAAGCGTCAGCTTTGGCGGTGTTGGGGCGGATGCGATCACCACCATCCGCTGCGTTACCTGCTTGTCCAAACTTTACCGTGCGAGTACGACCAGTTTTGGCGTTAGTAATTGTTTTTGAGAATCGTTTTTCCATAAGTGTTAAGGGTAAAAGGTATCAGTAATAGTGAATGTGTTTTCTACAATTGTACCCACATCATAACCCGCCTCAGTAGTTGGGTATTCAAACTTTGTATATAGTTCTGGTGGTATAAGTGAAGCGGTAATAGTAACAACAGCTCCTTCATCCTGAACATAGTTACCTATACCAACGTACCAGTTTGGCCCTTTCTTCACAAAAAAATAAGGCTCCAATTCTTGATCTAGACTGCTAGTTGTATAGTAATATAAACTATTGTTTATACTCACCTTAAGGTATTGATTGGGTTGGTTTGGTTCGTAGAAACGAAGTTGCGGGTTAGACTTTAAGTCATTTATTGCCACAGAAAATAGATTCGTAGCAATATAATCAACAGTTTCGTCCTCGGCTGGGGGATAGGGGTCTAGATTTGAAGTGTCTGAGTTAGATACCACTCTTCGATTTGAAAAACCCTTTACATTATAAAGCCATTGCGCCGCAGTCTGTATGTCTATTTGGCTAGTTATAAGACCGTCAAAGTCATCATCCGATATAGATGAATACTCATCACCAACAGGAGCCATTAAACAGATGTCGGACATTTAAGCGGGTGGTAGTTCTTCAAAATCCTGAGAAGCCGTAAGAATAATCGTACCAACTACTCCGTCCTTCCAGCAGTAAAACTCAATAGGGATACCGTCGCCGCCACCGCCACCGCCGCCAGTAGCACCACTAGCAAGTTGACCAGTGGAGGCAGAGCTAAGAGCTTTAAATCCCATCTGATGCGAACGCTTCTCCAAGGACACGGAAGATCTAGGAGTATTTGTATTTACTGGTAAAGACTCCGATTTTATTTCATTAGGGAGTTGAGTTCGCGAGGGCGATATTGCAGCGGCTTGACTCAAAGAGTCCATAGCGGACTGTTTGGCGCGAGCGATTTCAGCTTCGACGGTAGACGTATCTGTCATGGTACAATACTGGTTAAATCGACCACCACTGCCGTTACCCTGACGCGGTCATACCCGTATAGGGTAGCACTGCTGCTGAAGATGTAGCGTCCAGCAACCAAAGAAGGCGGGTTTGTCGCAGCCAATGTCGAAGGGGATACAGTCACACGAAAATCTCCAGTATTGAGGTCTCGTCGGAAGTTGTTTGATGCTTGATTCCTTTCAATAATCCTAAGAACGGTTTCAACGTCTTCTTCAGTGTTAATGACGACATTAAAAACAGTATTCCCAATCACAGCGTTCTGTCTTTGAAACCGTATAACTGCATCTAACTGTTCAATAGCGGTATCTATGAAATTGTCAACGAGGGTAGTCGGAGAGGTGAAATCAGAGTATGATACTGAAATAGGTAACGCCCCATGCAAGCAAGCTGGAACAACTCCGACGTTGGTAAAAGCCTGAACGTCGGAGCTTTCTGAGGAAGAACCTCCTTGGTCGGATCGACTAAAACCCCAATTCTTAGAGAGTCCGTGACCAGAAATCACTACACGATGTGACTTAGGTTGATAGATAGGCCACGCTGAAGCGTTACATTTTGTGAGGATTGTATTCTGAATATTTTCCTCACTCAAGAAAAACACATGAATTTCCGCTGGCACTGAGCCACTAAACCCCTCTTCAAGTTCATACGTAAGGTCTGCTGAAACGGCTACTGAACTGGAGCACGACACACTAGAGGAGGTTCCAGAGGCATAACTATCCCCATTACTTGTAGTTCGACTCGCTAAAACGCTAACGGATTTAAGAACATTAGGTAGTTGAATAGTCTGCTGCGTAGGTAGGATATAATGGATCGTATCTAATGCAGCTTGGATAGTCGAAATACTCGGTGTTCTTACTTTGTTACGCCACTGGTCAATAGGTGTTACGTCCGCACCCACGGGCAGCGGATCAGTAGCAGCAACTACTTGTTCAGAAAAAGGCAAGTCCAGACCAAGTTCGGCGTTGTAGTCTTGTCCGTTAAGAACAGGGAAAGAAGTCCCGTCGTAAGTTAGAGTCTGGCGGATGCTTTGGCCGTTACCTAATGGGGTGACACTATCAGCGAAAACAAATTGCCCCCCAGTGACCGACCCGCCGCTAGTCTCTAATGACTCTTGTGTGCTAGCAACACCACCACCAAATTGATTTACAATCTCCTTCCCCGCTAGCACGGCTGTGGCTTTTGATTGTGTTACACTCTTTACAAGTTTTACGTTAGGGTTGAGCTGGTCTTGGGACGCTTGAAGTTCGTTCGCCGCTAGCGTTGGGCTAACCGCTATGCCTTCTACTATTTCCTCTGTGGTGATTCTTGGCAGCGTTGCACGGTACTTGTCGGGAACCAGATCGGGTACTTGGGTTAGGTACGAGAGCTTGTAGTCTAAGAAAGCTGTCTCAACATACGTGTGAGTTTCCTGTACGTACAAAGAATCAAGTTCGGGCTGTTCGATCTTCTGCTGCTGCTTGTCAAAGAACACGTACGACACACCGTCAAATGTGTCTTGCGGTACGTCTGGCATTGCGGAGCCAAACTCTGGCAGTGCGGGATCGAAGTCTGCTCTCGGAGTTACGTACTCCCTAAGCACCACCCGAAACTCTCGTCCGCCAACATTGCCGATGATGTTACGAAAGCCCGAAGCAAAGTTGTACAGGTCTTGGTTCTCACGATCCGCTGCGTAGAAGAACTCAAAGATCCCGTCCCGTTCGATGTCAACGGTCTTGATGAAGATCAGCTTGTGGTACGGCCACTTTGCAGCGTTAGGATGCGGCGTACCGTATTCAGGAAACTCGGTGCGGGTGCAGTCGCGGATTTCGCTGAACAAAACATCCGTAGTAAGCGGAGTCGGAAAGAGTCTCCGATCCTGCCTGTACGGTGCTTGTGGTAGTTGGGATACGGGCATTAATTAGAAGACGCTTTAATTATTGCAAAGTTAACAATTGGTGTGTCGGATGCTGTTCCCGCAATCGACACCATTGATATCCGAAAAGCATTAGCATTACTAATATTGGACACAGAAGCTACGTAGGTGTTGGTCGCACCACGAACGCTTAGAACTACAGTATCCGTTATGGCAATAGTGGTATTAGGTACATTGAAAGAGAAATATGTCCCTACTACGGCTGTATCAGTAAAAACTGTAATTGCTCCTGTTGCTTTATTGATTGCTGGTGTGTCGGTAGTCCTACTTGTTGTTTGAGTGACTGCGGCTCCAACTGAAGCTCCTGTTGCATAGCCAACTAAACCTGTTGTCACTCCCGTAGCGGAGCCAGTACCGCCGTTCCCAACAGGCAGGGTTCCTGTAACGTGTGTTGCTGCTGTTAAATTAACTTTCCCGTATGACGGAGTAGCACCAGACAAAAGCACACTACCCGCTGCTGCTGCGGAGAGTTTTGCAAGAGTGGTTGTTGTATTAGCGTACAGGATATCGCCAGCAGTATACGAAGTTATTCCTGTACCCCCACCAGCTACAGTATTAGTGCGTGTAATCCATTCTGGTGCTGCCGCCCCATTGCTTTGGAGTATTTGACCAGCATTACCAGTAGGTAAAAAATCGGTAACACCAGCTCCCGTTTGATACGCTATCCTGCCTGTACTACCGCCAGCTAAACTCGTAGCGGTTGCAGCATTTCCAGTGCAGGCTGCTGCAGTAGCAACCGTAATCCCAGCAGGCAGCGCACCTGTTGCCAACTTGCCTAAACCAATAGCCGCAGTAGCCGAAATATTGGCATTCACAATAGTTGTGGCTGCAATTTTCGCACTGGTTACAGCTAAGTCTGCGATCTTATCGGTTGTAACGCCCGTACTTCCACTAGTAAAGGTTTCAAGCTTAGCTGTAGTTACAGCACCGTTTAAGATCTTAGCCGTAGTTACAGCATTGGCTGCAAGTTTAACGTCCGTTACAGCACTTGCTGCGATCTTATCCGTGGTTACGTTAAGGTTTAAAATCTTAGCTGTGGTTACAGCGTCGTCTGCGATCTTAGCGGCTGTAACATTTAAATTTGCAATCTTAGCGGTTGTAACATTTGCATCTAAAATCTTAGCTGTAGTCACGGAACCGTCTGCTGGAGTACTAACGCCAGCGTCTGCAATAACAAGGGTATAAGTATCAGAAGGCATAATGGTTAAGCGTCGTTAGTGGTTTGTGCGCGAGCGGTGAGTGAGCCGTAAAGGAGTCTGGTGCGTACTACAGGCGAGCCGCGATCCATAAAGAGATCCCACTCATAGATACCGCTACCCGCCCGTAGGGTTTTGGTTTGGGCTTTGGTAATTGTAATTGTCACTTGTCCGTTAGCAACTGAGCCTAAGATAACGGGCGCAAGATCGAGAACTTCAACCTTTGAAGCAACTTCCCGAACATCAGCAATAAAGGTGGTGGCGATGGGGGGAGACCCTACCGCCGACAGATCAACAGCAGTACCAGCCTGATTCTGAATGGTAAGCACGAAGCTGTAATCCGCTCCGCGATCTAGGGTAATGTCGTAGTTGGCTGCTAGCATCTTAGCTTAAATAGTCACACCTTTGTAGAAGATAGCTGTTCCTGTAATCGTTCCGCCTGTAATTAGAGTGTTAATGGTTAACAAAGCAGGAAGAGTAGCAGGAATAGATCCCGTAAGAAGTGGAGTAGTGAATGTACCATTAGTAATTGCACTGATAACCGTCATCGATGCATACTCACCAGCAGGGATCGTTTGACCTGTTCCAGTCACAATAACAGCACCGCCGCGTCCAGCATTTTGTTTTAAGATATAGTCTGACATAAGAGTGGTATGTTACGGTTATGCGCTTAGAAAAGCAAGCCTACATTATTTTGGTTTCTTAGCCGTCTTAGCTGCGTCCTTAAAGTTCTTCGCCGTTGGTGCTGCTTTGCTGCCGACTTTGTTCATCTTCTCACCGCTGCCAGATTTAGCGCGGTCTTGTTTTGCTTTGATATTGCTGTATAGTCCTTGTTTCATAGTAGTGTGTGGTTGAATGGATACAATTGAGAATGCGGTCGAACGCCTTCATTTAGGCGTAGCGGTGGTTGTTCTGACAATTTTGCTAATACGGAATCCTTTTGGTGTTTTTGGTGCTGGCGGTACAACTAATGTGTCAGACATTTCACTTTCATCAGCAATGTTACTAGCTGTGACGTTGACGTTGGTGCGATCGTCTGGAATCTGAACGGTGACTTGAGTTTCGGTAGTGCTGGCTACAGGTGCGCCGTTGACATATAGCGTGTAGGACGTAGCATCGAC